TGCCAAATATCTCAGCGGTGATCCCGATGCCGAGATGCGGAGAGCGGGAGCTACCACAATTCCCAATGTCTTCTATCACGTCATCCTGGGGGACAAGAAGGTTAACGACCTGTTGAAAGAAGCCTGGAGCCTTCCGCCTGCCACCAAGATGATTGCGGAGCTGGACGCTAACAGGCAGATGTTCACTGGCAAGCATATTTGGGAACCGGGGGATAATGCGCTGGGGGCTGCAAACGATGTGGGCTTGTGGGCAGTGGGGAGTATGATCTCCCCTGCTCGAGATGCGATGGACATTTCCTCGGGTCATAAGTCCGGCAAACAGTTTGCCCTTGGGGCGATCGGCATCAAGTCCAAAACTCCAGAGCAGAAAGCCAAGACTGAGGCTTACAAAGCCCGCGAAGCCTCCGAAGCCCGCCGGCGTCAACTCCAACGCGGATATCTGAAAGACTGACTATGAAAATTCTCATTATCGACAAAGATTCCTGCGGATTGGGAATGGCGCTGAAGTTCCAAGAGGCTCACCATCAGGTTAAGCTGTTCATTTCCCCTGCCAGTAAATCGTGCAAAGCTGGTCTGGGGCTGGTGCCCAAGGTTGAAGCCTGGCAGCCCCATGCAAAATGGGCGGATATGATCGTCATGCTGGATAATTCCTATGCGATGGAAGATCTGGAGAGGCTGATTCGCCAGGGCTATCCGGTGTTTGGGAGCAATCTGGAAGGGGCGACCTGGGAACTGGACAGGAAGAAGGGGCAGAAGATCCTGCAGAGTGCTGGAATCCAAACAATTCCTGGGCAGTCCTTCACTCGGTATGAGGATGCTGAGGCTTATGTCCTGGGGCGGCCGAAGCGGTACGTCTCTAAGCCTAACGGGGACATGGACAAGAAACTTTCCTACGTTGCCAAGAATGCAGCGGATCTGATCTATATGCTGCGGTCCTGGAAGAAGCAGGGAAAGATTCAATCGGAGTTCATCATCCAGGACTTCCTCCCTGGAATCGAAATGGGAGTTGGTGGGTGGTTCGGGCCAGATGGCTGGTCCAAGGCCCTTTGCGAGAATTGGGAGTTCAAGAAACTTTGTAATGACGATCTGGGAGTTGCAACCGGGGAAATGGGTACGGTTCTGCGGTACGTAGAGAAGTCTGCGCTGGCCGAGGAGGTTCTCCTGCCTCTCACCCCTTACCTTCATGCTATTAACTACGTGGGGTATTGCGATGTCAACTGTATCATTTCCGAAGAAGGAATCCCCTTCCCTCTGGAGTTTACAATGCGCTTCGGATGGCCGCTGGCAAACATTCAGATGGCCGTCCATCGAGGTGATCCTGCGCAATGGATGCTGGACAAGATTGAGGGTAGGGACACCCTACGGGTTTCAGATGAAATCGCGCTCGGGGTGGTGATGGTGCTGCCGGACTTTCCGTATTCCAGCTATACGGCAAGGGTGCTGGAGGGGATTCCGATTTACGGCATTACCAAGGCGTCGGCGCGGCATATCTCCCTGTCTTCCGTGATGGCGGGCAAGGCACCTGCGATGGAAGGTGGGAGGGTTGTGGAAAAGGCCCTGCCTGTGAGCGCCGGAGACTACCTCTGTGTGGTGACGACTTCGGGTGATACGGTTAGTGAGGCGAGGGATTCTACCTATAAGATCGTCAAATCTCTAGAAGTTCCCAACAGCATTCAGTATCGCACGGACATTGGGTGCAGGTTGGAGAAACAACTCCCTACGCTCCACGACTATGGGTTCGCTACCGGGATGAAATACAAATGAGCATCTTTAATCTCCCACCACCTCCTGCAACTAGCGATGTAACGGCCCTGTCCTGGAGGGACTGGTTCTATAAGCTGACCATCGCCTTAAAGACTTTTGTAGCCAGCGCTCTGCCCGCCGGAGGAACGACAGGGCAATACTTAAAGAAAAATAGCAATGCAGACCAAGATGCAGGGTGGGTTACTCCAACGGCTATTCTTCCTTCAGGGGGTACAACAGGTCAAGCTCTTACAAAAAATAGCAATGCGGATCAGGATGCGGGGTGGTCTACTATATCAATTGATCTGACAAATTATGCCTATTTGCCTGGGAGGGCTGGTGGTCAAACCTTGAAGGGTGGTACAGGGACAACCGATCTTTTAAATTTAGTTGGTACAGCGGGAAATGGGGTTGCCACTAATGCTGCGATTGCGCTTAAAGTGGGTAACGCAGGTGCAACTACGGCGATGACTGTGTACAATGATACAGCTATTTCACTAGGAAGTGCCGCAAAAGAAGATCCCACTCTTTTCGCTCTGGCAGCTAACAAAGGCATTAAAGTAAATTTTTCTAGTCCCTCTTCGGACTCCCACTGTTTTGAGGCTACTTCCAGCAGACATTGTTTTTACGCCCAAGCTACTAAGGGCGTGTGGGGGATGTCTAGGCGCCAAAAGAAGAGACGTGGA